AAGTGCCTGATACAGAGCTGCTGCGTCACGAACGAATTCCTTAGAGAATGTTTCGATGACAGCGATTTTGTAAGCCTGCATCAGTTTTGTGTTCAGTGTGCTGTTGGATACTGGCTTAGCAGCAGTTTCAGCAACCCACGCTGCAGTCGGGTCACCGGTGATCACCGGAATTGTCAGTCCTCTGCCAGGCAGAGCGATGTGTCTTGCCAGCTGCATAACTGCAGAGGCTTCCTGTGTCTTCTGGAGGATCTCAGCAGATACCTCAGACGGCAGGACGATAGAAGTTGTTCTGTTAATGTCAGCCATTGTTATTCTCTCCTTCAGTTATTAATGTTCTGTTTGAACCAGTCCGCAAACTGCTGTGCTGTAGATCCACCAGAGACCTTCTGCGTTTCACCGGCATCACGAACATTTGGATAAGATGTATTCTCTGGCTTATAGATCTTCAGGATCTCTTCGGCCTGTGCTCTTAGGTCTTCCTCTGTTTCGCCTCTTAATACAGAAGCTGGAACACCGGTTTCCTGTGAGATCTTATCCTTCAGTTTTCGCTCAGTGTCTGCTTTCTGAAAGGCTTCAAGCTTTTTCTGTAGATCCGCATTTAGCTCCTGAGCCTTCTGCAGTTCTGTCTTGGAAGCCTCTTCCGCTTCATCAAACTTGGCAGCTTTGCCTTTCAGTTCATCATAGTCTGCGTACTTCTTCCGTTCCTGGGCAAGTCTGTCGCCAATGATTGCATTGACTTCGGATTGCGTAAACGTTCTTTCCGGCTGTTCAGATGCAGTCGTCACATCTTTTGCTTCTTCTGCCATTACGGCTCCTTTCTTCCCCACACTTATTTGGTGGTCGTCATTACCTCGTTTAAGGCACGAGTTGCCATGAAAAAAGCACCCTGTTTAGGATGCCATTTCATATGTTTTCTGTACAATAGCCCTCAAAAGAAAAACACTCCGGAGAGTGTTAAGCATTCTGAGCTCTTTTTATCTCAGCAAGTAACTCTTCAATATCTGGAAAAGGGTGATTTTTGCTAAGTTCTTCTTGTTCTTCCTCTGATGCAGGCACGAATAAAAGTGGCTCGTCTGCACGTTCCCTCCAACTCTCTTCATCAAAGTCAAGTTTGTCTTTTTTCATGTTCTAACCTCAAGGATGATTTCGTTATCATCCCTATATATAACTCTATACCAACAGTCTTTATCTATCAAGAACTCTCTTTGATTGGGGGTTCTACTGATTTCCTCAAGATAAGCTCCTTTTGTTCCTGGAGGAGCTATTATCGTCAATTTGTAATCTCCTTTTAACGCTCTGCTTTGTACAACAGAAGTGCTAAAGAATTGATTGCTTTTTACATATCTACCAATTTCTACTTCAGGGAACGGATCGACACTGATATTTCTATAACAAATAACATAGTCTTCTAAAGGCGATTTGTTTAATGCTTTTGAAATCATTTCTGAATAGTATTTTAATGTTTCATCCTCGGGCAAATCACCTCTCAACATCGCATTTAATCTGAAAAAGAATTTATCATCTCCTGTTTCAAATGAATTCTTTGTATATTTACGAATTGCACGTTTTTCCTCATAAGTAAGGGATTCAACCCACGGATGATATTTACTTCTCAGAACATTTACAACCTGACTACGGTCCACAAAATTTATACCATTAATCTTTTTACGATATAGTTCTCTTCTTATAGCATTTATACGTTCTTCCGGGGTGTCCCCTTGTGCTGAATAATAGATATCTTTGTAATAATCTGGATCATATCCCGCAACCTTGCTGGATTCATCAAACCGAGCCACATATGTACAGTCACAATTCGGATGAATATGTTCCGCATGGCCGTTTTTCAGTGCCTTTTTCGAGGCATATTGCCAACCTCTAGAAGCAAGCATAATACAAAAAGGACACGTATCACCGTTTGGTACCCAAGCGAACTGTGCCCCATCTCGAATTGCATTTTGTAATGTTGTATCTTCAGCGGTTCTCTTAACTAGCCTTCCAACAGTACTAGGAATCTTGTTTGGAGATTCCTTCATCGTGCCGTAAATAGCTTTAGCTATTTCGTCTTCTGTCGGAAGGTCTGCCACTTCCGCTATCTGCAGGGGCTTTTGAACAACATTTACGAATGTCGAACTAGCGTTCTGGATTTGCCAGTATTCAGCTAAGTTGTCATAAAACTGTGCGGATAGTGATCCTGCAGCTTCGCCATATTTCACAACAATAGCATCTACATACTCCAAAAAAGCATCATCGATTTCAAAATGATGATCCAGCATATATTGCTGGACCTCATTTGCAGCTTTATCGCTTATTCTGCGCAGCATTTCACGATATTCTGCTATTGCTCTTGCTGTTACAATCATAATCGTATGTTTTTATCGTCAATATAGACGTCTGCATATACCTTTCTGGAATCATGTTTCATCATTCGAATAGCTACCGGCACATTTTGATTTATATAAGTTGGTATAAAACCATGGTTTCGAAGGAAGTCGACAGCCTCTTTCAACGATTTTCCTTCTCGACAGGTCCATAAAATGACCTGATTCCCATTGCGTTGTTGTTTGATCAACGAGTGAATCAAGTTGAGATTTGGTTTCTTGTCAATGCACAGTGTCCCATCAAAATCAACTGCTATTATCATGGAAGGAATTCCTCTTTCAGCACCTGCTGGCCTCTGACACGTCCCTCCTGTGCCTTGATGCGACGGATATCAGCCTGGTCAAATCCGATCATCTCAGCAAATACATCCGTAGCAGCAAACTCCGGTCTGACAGAGGCGATCTTGATTGCTGCATCTGCTGTCACTGATACAGACGGCATTGCAGGATTCTTGAAATGAGCGATAACGTCATTCTGTTCGCCAGTCAGCTGATCCAGTGTCTTTCCGTCCGCAATAGCCATTGCCATCTTTGCAATAGTGTTCAGAGATGATCCGTTACCGGCATTCAGCTGCTCTGCTTTCAAAATCAGAGCCTGTGTCTGAGCAAGGATAGCTTCTGCTGATGTCGGATTTGCATCATTTACCACTCCGACATCTGTGACGGACAGATCTGTTGCTGAGCAGAAATTTGTTGCAACCGCCCTAATCATCTGTACATGCGGCTCGATTGTCCCCTGCTGGAACTGACCGACCTGCGGATTCTGCCCTGTCTCTGGATTCGTTGTTGCAGCCAGGATACTGCCAACATACTGTTTGAACTTGTCACTTACGATCGAGTCATACTGCTCATCAGTTACACCGAGGATGTATTTCTGCGGAGCTGTGCTGAATTCCAGAGCAATCGTGGCATTTGCCATCGTCCGAATATACTGCTGGATCAAATCCCGGACCGGTCTCTTCAGCCTGGATCTTCCGAATGGTTTATCACTGGATGCGTTCCAAATCAGCGGCTCCATCAATGGTCTGCCCATCTTATGCGAATGTTCCACAGCGGTCCATCTGTTGTCTGCTTTTGTAAGCACCCAGACAGCACGATCCGTGTAGTAGTTGATGATTGATGGAGTCCATGTCGTCTTTTCCTTTTCGTCAACTACCGTATCTACAATCGCCAGTCCGCAGGCGATACGACCTTTTTCACCGTCCCAAAGTGCAGATGCTGTCTCCGGAGAGTGGAATCTGATCCTGCATCCAAGTTTTGGATCTGCAGATAGCGTGGCAAATGTGCAGCCATACTTCAGTTCGTCTCTGCAGGCTTTCATATACTCAGCTGTCAGATTGTTTGCTTCAGAGATCTCAGTAATCTGATCTGCAGCATAGCCGCTCTTGCCGACAAATCCATCAAACATGGATCTGGAAGCCAGCACATCAACAGCCTTCTCTCCCCATGAGCAGCCAATCTCTAGACCGGCAATGCCTTTTGGCAGTGCAAACCCCAGGTTCACTTCGCCCAGTGATATATGCCCCTCGTAATACCTTCGCTTCAGTGCATTACCTGTGTTGTGGTAGTTAAACACTTCGATCAGGTCGTGGATATGACCAGATTCAATCTGATCCAGGCCGATCGCTTCAGCAATATTGCCGCTTAAATACATATCATCCAACCCTCATCTTTCTGCCGGGATCGCGTTTACAGACGCTGACGCCCCATAAAGCGAGCGCACACGCTTCGATCGGAGCGGCGTCCGGTCCGCCAAATCCCCAACCACCTGCGATCGGTCTTTTTATACAGTTAACGGCACTTTCTGTGAGTGCCGTCTGTTTTTCATACCATGTCAAAGTCTGTTCTTTTACTGCTATGGTTAATCTTGATGCTGCATCGATCACATCATTTGCCCTGACCTTCATGACAGAGCCTTTATATTTCCATACATCAGAAATCCTGTCGATCAGAAGATCAACACCATTCCTGCCATCAATCACAACGCATGATGCAACTCCATATCTTTGATTCAACCAGTCAGACAGCCATCTGGTTCCCAGGGCTAACGGTTGCCTGCTGATCAGTGAGATACGCACTGTTCCATCCTGCTTCATAACACAACCGGCAAGGACCACCTCAGTTCCATCTGCTGTGAATTTAATGCCATAAGCAGTTTTGCCTTCTGGCTTCAGTTCCGAAGACATACACTTCATCCAGTCGGTTTCATTGATCGCCGGTTCGTCTGCATCCTTTTCAATGATTGGCGGCCACCAGCCAAGTCTCTCCCTGGCAAAAGTGTCCGGAGCCATTTGATCCACCTCAGTCTGGATTGTCGACAACATGATCCTTCTTCCGAGAGCAGGGTTAGCAGCAGCCCATCGGCTCTGATCATAGACATCTCCGATCTCTTCTACTGAAAATTCCGTCCACGAGTTCCTGGTATTGCCGGTTTTGCTTTTGTCTCTGAATTTGCGGAATACAGTCCCGTTACTGTTCTCATCCGGAGGTGTTCCCAGATAGATTGTTTGTGGATTCTTGGAAGCAGATATCGCCGGCAAAAATGACGCCTGCTGATTGTCATCCAGTTCCTGTGCTTCATCGAAGATCAATAGGTCTCCGTGCTGGCCTCGACCACCATTTCTTGTGCGAGCGATAAATTTGATACGGCTTCCATTCCGAAGAATGATTGCTTCTCTTCCCAAAGCAGTCTTTATCTCTTTGACATACTTCTTGATTCTCGGATGTTCAAAGAATGCCCGCAATTCTTCAAACGTCTCTGTTGCCGTCTTCTGCAGATGTGCTGTATATATTACATCCTCACAGAACAGCAGCATTCCTGGGATAGCTCTACCCTGGACGACGAACGATTTCCCGTTTTGTCTCGGAACAGCAAGACCACAGCTGCCGGATGCCCAGTTGTCTTCGGAATCTCTGCCCATCCAGTCATAGAGAACGTTCTCCTGCCATGGATCAAGTTTCACCCCTCCAAGCTTTAGAGTCCGGATTGCAGAGTTACCGTCAGATCTAACTGAACTTGGTGCGATCCTGACGGTCGGAATCTGACTGCCTATCAACTTCTCTGCTCTGCAGGATCTCTCCGATTTCGTCATCACCGTCATATCGTCCTTCTATCTCCTCGATCTCGTAGATCGTTTCCCGGTATTGCTTTGCCAGCTGTGCCGTCTCCTTTTCAGAGCATGTATCCAGGCGTTCTGCCAGCATTCCAGCCAGGGTTTTGAGCTGATCAATTCGTGACCCTTTGCGTGTCACCGTCTTTAATTTCTTTGCCATTACAAGCTCCTATATTTTCCTTGTGTGTAAATCGGCGCTGGGCGGGCATGTTGTGCGCCGGGCCGGTCCAGGGAGTCCCTCTCCCGCCCTGGAGACTTCACCAGTCACCATCTGCGATAATTGTCATTTTTACGACCGGGGCAGCTGGAAGTTGATAGCCCACTTTTGCCCCTTTTTTCGCATTGCAAATCCAATGAGCAGC